CTTCAGTGAGGTTTTCATCACCTTCAAAAAGGGCTCTGAGGTCTTCTTCGTAAATTACTTCGTCAACCGCAACTTCCTCTTCTTCAACAATTTCTTCCTCTGACTCTACAACTTCTTCTTCTGCAACAACATCTTCAACATCAGCCTCTGCCTCTTCACGTACACCAGCTGAGTTAGCCTGATTTACGACAGATTCAGAGTCTTCTTTGTTTTCCATGTTAGCAACGGCTTCTTTAGCACCGTTACCTGCAGGAAGAGTAGCGTCTTTCTTGGCTTTAGCCGCCGCTGCTTTGCCGATCTCAGAAGTCAAACCACCTGTAGCGTCAGCACCTGCTAGGTCCTGCATTTCAGGGTTGGCATCAGAACTTCCTTGAGCTGGCATAGAAGCGTCACCTTGAGACTTATCAGCAGGACGATTTGCAGCGCCCTCCATCAACTCTCTTATTTTTGACTCTACACCCATTGTTTCTCTCCTTTCGGTTTGATATATTAAATAGTGTCTTTTATATTTATAAAAAAACTATATTTTAGATAGTTTATCTAAAAATGTTTGGAAAGCCTGCATTTTAGCCTCAGCGAGGTCCTTACTACTTGCTTTCTTAATAAACTGCTGCGTTTCTTCAATTTCTCTTTCTTGCCAAACGCCTTTAACATATACCCATTCTCTGCCTTCCATGATACCCTGAACATAAGCATCAGGGGCTGAAGGGTCAGCAACAATATCTGCTGCTGTAGCAAGCATGAAGTCATCTTGTACTTCGTTAATGCCTTCGCTGTTTTCTTTCAATGAGCCAAGACCACGTGATGAAACGCCTAGTCCTGCTCCCTCTTTGATAAGGCTTTGAGCAATATTACCCATAGGAGTGTCAAGGATTTTTGCTTTTCCTATCCAATTATTACCATCTTCTCTAAGAGAGGTAATCATATGTGAAACACGGTCCAAGTTAATACTAGGACCTTCGGGATGACCGAGTTCACCATACGCTCTTTTGGTTGCTACTTGTTCTTTCATATAACGGTCAACTTCCCGTTGCATAATTTCTCTGGGATATACTCGACCGTTTCGATTCTGCAAGTTAGACTGAAGGAAAACACCTTCAATATACAGGTTCTTTTTACCTGTTTCCTCGTTTTCTTCTACAATAAATTGCAGATCCTCGTTAAGTTCTTTTATTAGTTTCATTAGCCTAAGTCTCCGTCAGCGTCCTGATGCTGTTGTGAACCGTAACCAGATACTTTAGCACATTCTACAATAACTGTGCCGCCATTACCGCCTGAAATAACCACTTCAATATCTTGGTCATTTTCATCTGTGTCTGCCCAACCGTAAAAGTCTATGCTTCCTGAATCAACACACTCGTAAAGAATTTTAGAGTTGCGTTGAACATAAGCACGTGCTGAAGTAGACAATGCCCACTGTAACCCTTTGATGTTAGCTACAGGGCTAGACTGTGTCTCTGTCGATTTTTTTAATGTTGTTGCTAAAGCGATAGTACCTGTGGCTGCTGTGCCTCTGACGGCCACAACACCTTGGACCTGTGTCAACTTTAGTACGTCTACTGTGACCGCCATTTAGTTCTCCTTACTTTTTCTTTTTATGGTTGCCGTGAGAGCCTTCTTCTAATACTTCGACTCCTTCTTCGGCAATTTCTACTGTTTCAATGCCATGCTCAAACATAACTTTGTACCATGAAACATTACCATCTGCATCAGGTACGGAGTGTTCGCCAAAAATAGGAGTACCTTCACCCCAACCTTCTTTGAAGATTTTAGTTGCACACATATGTTGGTCATCGGGTAGTGATCCTTTAGCTACACCATCAACAGGTGCTTCCTGAATATCTACCTCTACTCCTTCTCTAAACTGCTTAAACGTCTTCATTTTCTTCTCCCGTTTCGATAGTTTCGGGTTCTGCGGCAGGGTCTACTTCTAGTATATGATCTTCACCGTCTGCCAAACCCATTGCTTCTAAATCTGGATTTTTAAAAACTGATTTTGATAATTCTACTTTGTAATCGTTTACTGCATCATTAGCTCTTTGTTGCATGAGACTGTCAAAAGTATCTTGAACCTCACTGGCTTTACCTTGTGCCATACTATTCATCATATCTCTGATAGCTGCTTGTTGATCCATCATTGTTCTCCTGTTTCTTCACTTTGCTCTAAAGGTTGTTCCATCTTTAGTTCCATATCTATTTGTTCTACTTCTTCGTCAGTGAGCATTAACACTTGTTTTTGTACATAAGACTTACTAAATAAAGTTCCTATGTATGCTGACATACCGTTCAACACTTCTACTCGACTTCTAAGTATTTCTTGATTCTTAGATTCTGCATAGTAAGCATCCTGTGCAAACTCATAGTACAAATCATCCTTAATACTTTTCCAATCTTCTTCAGTTATAATATTTTTAAGAACTAATTGCGTTCTAAGTAAATCATCAAACATTGTTCCAAACTTTCTTCTTAGTTTGGCAATGAATTTTGTAAACTTTAATTCATCTCTATTTATTTCAGCCGATCTACCAAAGTTTAGTCCGGCTTGTTGTTCTAATCTAGATACAGGAACATTCAAAGACTGATATAGTTTCTTTTGAAAATACTCGACGTCTTCAATTTGTCCTAAATTTTGTCCTGCTGGCAGTGTGTCAATACTTGTACCCTGACTGCCTTCTCTACGTGGAAGCCAAAAGTCCTCCAACATAGACATAAACTTTTTATCATCACGCACCTCACCTGTACTAGCATCATATACTAGTTTATTGCGATAACGGTCCATGATGTCTTTTAGATATTGTTCAGCACGTCCACTTGGTAAGTTACCAACGTCAACGTAAAAGATTCTGCGTTCAGGAGCTCTCGTAATCCTGTAAATGACTACGGCATTCTCCATCATTCTTAGCTGATTAGCGGGTCTAATAGCCTTATGTAAGTATGACAAAGGAACATTTTTATCTTGATCCACTACACCTGATGGACAGAATGTAATAGCATCTTTTGTAATTTTCAAAGCATTGTCATTAGTTGGGGCTTGATACTGACCTGCTTTTCTAGTTAATCCTTTCTCATTAAAAATAAAGTATTCGTCTACTGATTTAATAAACTGAATACCTTGTTGATTCTTTTCTTTCTTTACTTCTTTGACCTTTGTAATTTTACGTGGGTCAATATATCTAATATCTTTTATACCGTCTTGAGGCTTGTCAGTGTCAATGACTTTGTGAAAATACATTCTGCCATCAACATACCAACGCCTAAAGTAATCCTGTGCTCTATTTTTGAAATCCAATATTTCAATTATATTTTCAAACTCATCTCGTATCTTATTTTTAATACTTGCAGATACTTTTAGTTTGTCCATATTTAATTTAACCGGATCTTCATTATCTAAATAAGCAATTGCATCATCAACAATATCTTGTATTGCTGTGTCTACATCTGCCATCAAAGATATATCTCTATATCTTTTAATTAACTCGGCTTCATTGTTGGCGACACCTTCTAAGTCTAAATACGTGCCGTAGTAACCTCCAGCACGTATTGACTCAATACCGCCCTCATCAGAAGGAGCCACGAAAGACTTTTCAGTCTTAGGTGGCTTTCCTCGAGTTATTTCAAACCCAAAAATATTCATATTATATTATCCTAATTACGATTATGCGTTATCGTAATGTTGATATTGGAATGTTACAGTAAATTCTTCCAATATATCATTTTGTGCATATTGTAATGCAATCTCACTCATTTGTATTGGGTAAGCATTTCTTAATGTATATGTACCGCCAGGCAGTACATCATCATTTCTGTCCAAATGTTGAATAACAACGTCTGCTTGATAATCCGCTGGAACTAAAGCACCGGTATTCTCAGATTTACTGTTCATACCTTCCATCCAGGCTTCAAACGCTCTACGTAGTTGTTGTTCTGTGTCATTTACAATAGTAACTGTCCACGGATCAAAAATACGCTCGCCTGCCAGTTTAACCTCACGACCTCTGTACTGAATAATCGCTGGGTTAACTGTTGACGCTGGAATTGCAGCTCCTGTTACCAATATACTGTACGATGTATCTACATTAGGAACATAACTAGGAAACCCAAGTAGAACCCTAAACTGATTAGGACGGGCTCCACCTGCACCTAAACGAGCTTTAAACTCTGTAATATTCATCTATCTCTCCTGTTTACTTTTATTTATACAGTTAACCTATAAGCTCTTCAAACGAGATACCTGTTCTAGTAGCGATAAAGTTCAGTTGGATAAAGTTAATTGATTTAGCTGGCTTGACGAAAATATCCGCAACAAAACCATTTGAATCAATAACTTGATCTGTGTTGTTTGTTTCGTCACAAACAACTCTGAAATCATAAATACCCCTACGACCTTGAACATCTCTCAGGAAAGGTTCTACTAAGTTTTTAAACTGTGATCTTGTGAAAACATCGTTAAATTCAAACAACTGAAATTTAGCCGCTGTTGCAATCGCCTTT